CTAATTAATCCTCCAGTATTACGAGAACCAACAATAACATTAGCATTTTTATTTTTAGCTGTTAACCCTCCGTCATCTCTAGTTCTTTTCTTCTTACGAGCCATTGCTGACTTAATTACTGCATGTGATAGTGGCATTATATATTTTCCTTCTCTTTCATTGCTAGACTTAATATTGAATAACCAGCCATGTCCAGCAAATGATCTGGATTATCTTTATCACCTTCACTTATACGTGCTACCTTTAATAAGCACATCATAACACAAACATCTTCTTTTGTTATCTTTGTGTCAAGGTACATACCCCAATAATCAGCAATAAGCTGAAAACTCTCTTCTGCATTACCATGTGTTTGATTACGGTCATTTGTTAATATGTCTTGTAGTCTAGTAATAATACCATTCACATATGCGTTAAAGTTTGCCATTATGTATTCTTAAAACCTTTTTTCATATTTGCATATGCTTTATCTGATATAGTAGAATCTTCTTTACTTCTACTTGTTTTATTTTTTTTCCTTTTGTTCATATAATAATACAAACCTTTTTTAGTTTTAGCCATAGTTAACTCTTCTTATGTGTTTGACAAAATTTACTTGCACTAGCTTTACTACCAAAACCCCATGCTTTTAATGCAAGTTTTAATCTAGTAGGTCTACCTTTCTTATCTTTCTCAGGGCCTTTCATTCCTGCAAACCTACAAGCAAAGCTTATTCTTCTAGGATTAGTACCAGACTTTACTGGTGCTTTTAAATTACTACCTTCTTTTCTTTTAAAGTGTGCTCTACCTTTAGCTGATAAACCACCTTTAGGATTCTTATGTTCTTTTCTCAATGCAACGTACCTTTTAATTCTTGAAAATTTTCTGAGCCATTAAGTAACTCATTCACTATAGATGCAACTACCTCAGCATCTTCATAAGTATCTAAAGCATTAAACACAACATGCACTTCATGTTTACCTTTGTGATCTTTTATAAACACAGCAACCTTAGATTTAATTAATTCATCTGACATAAGAAACATTAACCTTTGTTTTATAGTGTGAGTACGCACAAACCTTGTGAGCTAAAAAATACTTGAGCAAGACCAGTTACCTATACGGATCGGTTGGTTTTCAACCCCCCTGCCGTATAGTGAGGTAGGGAAGTTATTGTCCAGAAAGGTCAATTTTTACTAATATATCATTACCTACTTGACTGGTTGTTGTATCTTCTTTACGCAATCCAGCTCTATCCATGATATCTTTGCTTGCTTCTAGCCTAACGTACTCAGACTTAGCATCTTGTGAGAGATTACTAACAGTACTTAATGCTTTAACTGCGTCTACACTTAATGACTGAATAGACCTATCATATAGTGCTTGCAAAACGTTGCTGTTCTTACATAAACGTGATGCTTCAACATGAGCAGACTTAGCACTATAACCTGCATCAATAGCTGACTGAGTTCTATTGCCACCAGATGCTAACAAGTTATCAATAAACTTACTTTGTTTGTCCGTCAGGACATAATTAGCATGTGGCTTAATTGGCTTCAATTTGTTAGTCATATCCTATCCTGCCCTAAGTCTTAATGAATGGTGTTCTNAAGTAGTACCAAGCCACATTCCGCTAGTCAACNCCTAGTGTGTGTATAAAGTGAATAGCTAGTATATGTGGGCATTCCACAGAAGTACTAATCACGTTATGAAGGACAAGTCGTTCAAATAGTTCAGTATACTGTGGGACATCTACGATCTTTAAATTTATTTGTTTTAGATAACTGCCTAAGACCTTTGTTTACTAATTAAGATATATAGAGCTCTTATGACTACACAGCGAACGCACTCTATCACAATAACATAATATATACAAAAAAGATAAATCACTGGCTTTCCTATCGTATAGTGTATCGCTAAGGAGCGATACTCCTTATGTTAAGACCAAACCTAAGAAGGTTTGGAGGAAAGCTGGTGTTTTGTATATATTATAACATGGTGATCGGTGGTTCGTGTAAGTCATAAGGCTTATATAACTTAATTAAACAAAGGAGGCAGTTATGCCAAAACAAGATAAATTTAAAGATGAGATGTCCCAAACAGTATTGAACTATATTGAGCAACTTGTGGATAACGTGATTAGTACTTCTGTGGAATATACAGTAGAGGGAGAGCAAGTTAATTTTGCACAACAGAGGTTGGTTGAGTTACCTTATAAGTTCTTTAACATGATAGCTTATCTCAAAGATGCAAAACTCAACAAAGAGATTGCTCAAAAAGTCTACAGAGAAAAAGAGGAACGTGAGGAAGATCCCGGTAGATACGATGATAAAGTCGCCGAGATCGGAGAGAAAATCAAACCTATCGAAGCTGAGATTGCTTTATATGAACTACTAAGTGCTATATGCGATATAGGACATGATAAGATAGTAGGTAAATCATATGATAGAAAATGTCATATAGAGTTAGCCGATAAGTTCAACAAGAAACGTCTAGCTAAAGTTTCTTAACTCCTAAGATAGAGAGTCAGCTACTTAGTTGGCTCTCTTTTCCTTTTAGATAAACAAGTATTCAAAACGCAGGGTTTGTGACTGTATGCTTGGTCGTTTGGTTCTAAAGGAATGGGAGTAAGAAGGGTGTTGGCGAGGTAGGCTGTAATCTTAGAATCCTCGCCAACTTTTTTAAATTTTATTTTTTATTTGTATAACATGCAATTATGCAGTACAATAGTTAATATAGGAGAGTGAAAATGACAGAAGAAAAAATCTTTAAAATAATAGTACCATTTCTATACTTTGGAATGTGTTACTTATACGCATCAGCTATAGTATTATTTATATTAGACTTGCATTACTTTCTTTGCTTATGTTTAGCATTGATGGGTGCTTGTGTTATGGTTGGACTTCATTACATCAATGAATATCGAAAGGATAATTTCTAATGATAATAAATAATATGAAAAGTAATAAAGGAAGAACAGTACCTAATCAATATGTAATGCGATTAAATAATTGTAATGTGTTTCAATCTTATGAAACTGTTATAGCTATTCATGATTATAAAGAGAACGTAGTATATTTGAATGAAGATTATTACGATTACTCAAGAACTACAGCAAGGTATCGTAATAAATTTTTTGATTTAACAACAAAAGAAATAAAAGAGAAGATAAAAGAAAAACAATTTCTTTTAACACCTCATAAAGAAATGGAATCTAGATTTAAATTCGTATTAACTCAGTAAATATAAAGGAGGATAAAGACAATGGGTAGAATGTCAGACTTACACATTGAAGTACAAGAAACTGGTGATTCATGGCAAGAGGTTATGGATAGAGCAGTTAAAAAAATAAAGGAGGATAAAGAACATGCCTACAAAAAAAGAAAAACAACACATAGAACTAGAAGAACAAGCAATGATACCGATATATGAATTAGAAATAGAGGTTGATAAAGCACAAAGAAAACTTAGTACGTTATTAAATTACTCATTAAAAGCAGAGAGTTTATCTGAAGATATACTTAAACAATCAGCAGATGTAGTAAGAATAACTCATAAATTACAACAAATGAAAAAGATAAAGGGGGTTAGTTAAATGGTAGCTGGAACAATTATAATAGAAGTGCCAGTATATTATAAGGTGTGTGATAAAGGGCATGTAACTATAATGGAAGAAGCATCTATCTCTAGGTTTAAAGATGAGATGAGAACTAAGAAACCAGCAATAGAAAAGATGGAAAGGAATTCTAAGTATGTTAAACTCTGAGCTTGAAATACCATCATGCTTAATTAAAAATAAAGAAAGGAATCTTGCTGAGTGGGCTCCCAAAAAAGCCAGACGAAGGAAGATTCCTTACAAGAAAAACTTTATTAAAAATTTACCTAAGCTATGGGCCAAAGCAAATGTAACTATGATTAATATATACTGGGCAACTAGAGGAGATTGTGGTTACAGAATGGTAGCATATAGAACTATAAGTAGAGGTAAACATAAAGGTAAGATAGCTTATAGATCTAACACTAATAACTCTACGTTCTATGTAATACCAGAAGTCTTTTATAAATTTAAACAAGAGGAGATTACGTTATGAAACCTGATGAAGTAATTAAAATTATAGTAGATGAACTTAAAGAATTAGATAAGTGTATTAAAGAAGGTAAACCTAAAGACAGTTGGGTAATGCCATTCGCTTTAACTAGTTCTTTACCTAAAAATAAAATAACAGATACAAGATACAAAGGTTTTAATCTTTATATGTTATACAAAATAGGTAAGTCAAAAGGATATACAATGCCAGAGTGGGCAGGTTGGAATCAATGGATTAACAATGGTGAACGTATAAGATTTGATGAAAGAAAAAAAGGTTCAACAATATTAGTACCTCATCTTAAAGAAATAGAGAAAAGTGATGGTAGTAAAACAAAAGAAATGTTTTTTCTTAGAAAGAATGTATTTAATATAGAACAAACAGAAGGTTATGATTACCATGCTAAGCTACCTAAAAGAAAAGATATAGATACTGTGTTAATACACAAACAAATACAACATCTTAAAAAAGAATGGAATCTAAATATTAAGACAGGTACATCAGCTTACTATGATAGTAACCAAACAATATCATTACCTCCTATATTAAAGTTTAAAGGTAATGATAAACAAAAACATAATGATTACTATAGTGTATTGTTCCATGAATTAATACATTGGACTGGGCACAGCGCAAGATTAAATAGAAAAGTATATCACTCATATCAAAAAGATAAAAATGCCAGGTCTAAAGAAGAATTAATAGCAGAGATAGGTAGTGCGTTGATGTGTAATCACTATGGATTAGAGGTAAACATAAGACAAGATCATACTAAATACATACACAGTTGGGCTGAGTATCTAACAGACAAACCTAATGCTTTAATTACTTGTACTAACCAAGCACACAAAGCATATGAATATTTAATAGGTGAGTTGACATGCAAAGATGTGTAAGAAAAGCAAACATAGGAGATGCTATAAGACTAGCACCTAAATTAAGATTAGAAGATGTATGGGAAATAAAATCTTCACATAATGTTACTGCATTAGAAGGATTACTCTATCCTTTTTCACAAAAAAATCATAAAACTTATGCTATTATTGGTGATGAAGAAGAAGGTACTATAGGTATGTTTGGTGTAGTACCATCAGAAGATAAAGAGTATGGTGTAGCATGGTTACTATCTAGTTTAGAATTAATGAATCATATAAAACAATTCTTAAAAGAATGTCCATATTGGATTGAAGAAATGGAAAAAGATTATAAGTATTTATTTAATTATGTTCATGAAAAAAATAAAATGTCTATTCGGTGGTTGAAATATTTTGGATTTAAATATATATCAGAAGGTGCTTATGGTGTACGAGGAGATAATTTTTATTATATGTTAAAGGAGAAAGTAAAATGAAAAAATTAAAAGAGTTAGTTGATGATATGTTTTGGGAGTATGATAGGTTGTCATCTTCTGGACAAAAAACATTAGATAAGATTGCTAAGTTAATTGGTGTTCCAACTAATGATGAGATGAAAGAAAAAGAAAATGAAATTAAAAACACAATTAAATAATTTAGATGCAACATTTATTAAGATCAGTAAAGTCTTGCATGTTAATGTAAAGCAACAAGAAACTATAGATAATATAATAGAATATTGTAAACCAATAGCTGATGCAAATCCAGATGCA